TTGATGATAACTTATTCCACTACAATCCAGCAAACATTGGTGATTTGAATGAGTTGATCCTTCCAGGAACAAACATGAGAATCGTTAAAGTTAACGGATTGAATGGTCTTGATAACATCTACACTGGACGTGCATCTCAATTTGTTTTCGGTACTGACTTAAGCTCAGACTTTGAAAACTTTGACTTGTGGTATTCTCAAGATGATGATGTGATCTACCTACGTTCTAAGTTCAGAGCTGGTGTACAAGTACCTTTCTTGAGCCAAATCGGAGTGTGGAACGGAACTGGTTCACCTAACTAAAAATTAATAAGGGAGGGGGTAACTCCTCCCATTTTATAAACATTAAAAAAAAAATATCTTATGTCTTGTAATATGACTCTTGGCTACAATGATAGAACTTGTACCAATGGAAAGGGTGGGATCAAATCAGTATTAATATTCCCATTAGGGAATGTATCTGCATCCACAATTGCTGACAATGAGATCACAGCTTTGACTGTAACTGGTGAAGTGTTTTTATATAAGTTGAAATCTAACTTATCAAGCTACACTGCACCAATCCGAGTTAATAAAGGAAACGGGACTCTTTGGTATGAACAAACTTTGACAATGATCTTAGCATCAGATACAAAGGAATTGAGATCAGAGATTCACTTGCTTGGACAGAATGAAGTTGTTGCTCTTGTTGAGAAAGCTGATGGGACTGTTGTTGCCCTTGGATTCGGTGAAGGCCTTCAAATTGCTGAAGCTTCAGCTTATGGATCTGGAGTATTGAAGTCTGACAGATTAGGTCATGATATCATCATGGGTGGATTAGAGAATGATCCAGTTCCAGATGTTTTGGCATCTGTTTACACATCATTGTTGGCACAGCAATCTCCATCAATTTAAGAATTGATAAACTCTTATAAGAAAGGGAGGGCTGAGTCCCTCCTTTTTTTGTATATTTGAAACCATGGAAATAAAAGCAAAGTTTATTGGATCAAAACAATGGTCAAATCTATTGAGTAAATGGGTTGACATTAAGAGAGGTCAAGAGGAGTATTATGTATCTCTTGGATTTCTGCACATCTTTGAAAAAAGAAAACCTAAACTAATTAAAAATGCTGAGAATACAGAAAGCGACCTCTTCAAATCTGATAGTAACAGTAACGGAACTGACAACAGTTAGTCCAGTTTACTATCTATTTGAATTTGAGCATGAACAATCATTCTTAAAATACTATTGCATCCTGACTAATATCAGCACAGGCACATCGAGATATGATGAATTCTTGCTTGTGGATGGTGTGGATGTTACCTTTGATTATGATGGATACTACACATATAGAATATATCAGCAAACATCAACAACCAATCTTGATCCTGACTTGTCAGATGGCTTGGTTGAGGAAGGCAGAGCTCATGTCTTTGAGATTGATTCACCTTCCAATGAATTCTCAACAAATATAACATTCAATATATATGAATAAATTTGAATCAATGTCATTCAGAAAGGACTTTGTCCTACCAGTTGAGGAGCAAGATAGAATGCTTGGCTTTATCAAGTGGGGTAAAAAGAATGACTATCCTTATTTTTTAGTGGATCTTTTCAATGGATCGGCTTGGCATCAAGGAATAATCAAGAATAAAACTCACTACATTGCTGGTGGAGGGATTGAAGTTGTCACTGGTAACTTGCAAAGATTCCTTCAGAATCCATTCTCTGACTTTACAATGGATGAGATTGTTGAGCAACTTGCTTTTGATTATGAATTGTTTGGAGCATTCGCTGTAAAAGGGACTTGGAATAAGGAAGGGACAAGAGTTGTCAGATGGGAGTATCTTGCCATTGATATGATTCGTATCTCAGCAGATGAGAGAATGTATTATCTATCAGATGACTGGACTGTTCAACAGCAATCAGCTGAGAAAACAAATCTCAGAACTATTCCAGCTCTTGATGAGAATAACAAGGTTGGCTCATTTGTGATCTATTACAAGGATCCAGCTAAAAAAGGTCGCAAAGAGCAAGGAGTCTATCCAAAGCCACCATACAATGGAGGAATCACAGCAATTCAAACTGATGTTGACATATCTAAATTCCACATGTATGAATTACAGAATGGATTCAAGTCTGGAACTATGATCACTTTCATGGATGGTTTCCCTGAGACTCAAGAAGAGGCTGAGTCATTCAAGAATCAAATTAAAGGACCAGCATCCAACATTGAAAACTCTGGTGATATTATCATCACCTTTGCACCATCAGCAGATCAAGCTCCAAGAGTTGAGAGTCTGACTGGAAATGACCTGGATAAGAGATATGAATCTCTTGAGTCAAGCGTTCAACAGAACATCCTTGTGGCTCATGCAGTTGTATCTCCATCATTATTTGGAGTTGCTCCAGAGGGATCATTCAATGCGGCTGAATCAGCTGAGCTCTTTGAGATATTTAAAAAGACTTATGTTGATACAAGACAAAGGAGGATAGAATGGATGCTTAATTACATGATTGAATTGTCTGGTGATGTTGGAACTGTTAAGCTCAGAGATGTTAAACCAATTGGAACAGCTGAAGTTGCACCAGTGGCAGCACAGCCAACAGCCATTGATCAACCAACAGCAGAGGCAACAGTTGATGTTGCTAAGAGTGCATTAAATGGAGCTCAGATTGCATCACTTATTGATGTAGTTGCTAAGATAAAAGAGGGAGTATTGACAAGTGAGAGTGCATTGAGCATTGTTTTGGCATCCTTTCCAACCATTGATGAGGCACAAGCCAGGAGAATTGTGGGAATGAACTCAGCTCCACAACAGATGTCATCTTGCAAGCATGTGCATACATTCTCAGATGATGAGATTGGCTACTTTGCACAATATGGTGATCCAGCTCATGATTATGATGTGATTGCCACCTTTCCAATAGCTTGGGATACTCCATCGGCTGATGTATTCTCAAAGCAAGATCAACTCTTTGCAACCATTGGAGAAATCTCAGCAGAGCTCAATGACTTTGATAAGAATGTACTTAAGTTGATTGGTGATGGTGAGGATTCAAATGGAATTGCCAAGGCTCTTGATACAAACATTGAGGATATTGCTAAGTCAATGGCTAAGCTTATGAGATGGGAGGTCATCACAAAAGGAGAGGTCACTGATTTGGGAAAGTCATTGGTCAGAGAGGTTGATATTCCTATTGAAAGATTTGAGGTTAGATATGGATACAGAACAAGACTTGATGTCCCTCCAGCAAAGAGTGGATCAAGGCAGTTTTGTGAGAGATTGATATCACTTAATAGACTCTACACAAAGGATGAAATCAATACTATCTCTGGCCGAGTTGATAGAGATGTGTGGAGATATCGAGGTGGATGGTATACCAATCCAGATACTCAAGTATCAACACCATGGTGTAGACATGAATGGATTCAGCAATTAGTTGTAAAAAGATAAGACATGAACTATTTACTATCAGTGGAGAATCTTAAAAAATTAGGATTAATCCACAGCAATACAGATACAAAACTCTTGGCAGTTGCTATCAAGCGAAGTCAAGACATGCATATTCAGCCAGCTCTTGGAACTCCTCTTTATCGAGCTTTGCTTGATAGAGTTGAGACCAACACATGGACTCAGGACTATCTTGATTTAATGAATGATTATGTTGTGCCATGCTTAGTTGCTTTCGTTGATTACAGAGCAGCTTTATTCCTTACTGAGAAATTGACAAACAAGGCAGCTGGTAGAGTCTCTGATGAGAATTTACAAGCCAATACCTTGGATGAGGTTAATGAGCTCAGAGATCAATTGAGAAAGGATGCATATTTTTATAAGCAGAGACTGGTTGGATTCCTTATGGATGACCAAGCAACCAAATATCCAGAGTATTGTGATATGTGTTCTGAGCATTGCAATGAATATGTGAAAAAAGATAAGACTGGATATAGGCCTATAAATTGGATGCAATGAAATTCTCAAAGAAACAGATTGATAAATTAAAAGCATATCTCAATAAGGATGGAAAAAACACTAAACCAGCTAATGAAAGAGCTGGAAATAATAGCGACAGAGCACAGGCAGATAAACGAATTCTTTCAAGGTGATTTCATTGATGCTGTGTCCAGGGATGCAGCTCAATATCCTTTGATGGTGGTAACTTTGCAGCCTGGATCAATGACTGAGCAAGCTGTCAATGTCAATATGATCATCTCAATTGCTGATAAGTACAACATCCAGGAATATAGACAAATAAATGAGATTCATTCTGATTGCTTGAGCATCTGCAATGACATCAGAATCACATTCCAACAATGGAGATTTGAGGAATTCCTTGATATCAATGGTGATATTGCAACACAACCATTCATCAACAGAGGTCCAGATGTAACTGCTGGATGGACAATGTCTATCAATGTATCAATCTATGATTACAATGATTGGTGTTCCATTCCATATGATGACTATGACTTTGAGAATGGCAATCCTCCAGCTCAAGATTGTGGAGATCCAACAACAACATACAATGTATATGTCAATGGAACTCTTGAGGATACATTCACACAAGATACAACAACAAATAACACAATAAATATCAACGTCTAATGGCAACAACAAATATCAATGTAACAGCTCAGGCTTATGATAGAGTCCAGAATGAAGGCTCTAATCTGACTCAAAGATCAACTATTGACTTTATCGGAGCTGGAGTCACAGCAGCTGATGATGGCACCAAGACAACAGTCACAATTCCTGGTCCAGTTGCAACAACTAACTTTGGACTCTTTGCTCAGACAGCCAACAGCACACCAATAACCAACACAACCACTGAGACATCACTAATCAATGGGGGGGTTGGATCATTAACTGTACCAGCAAATGGCTTCACGGTTGGTGATAGTTTTAGAGCTGTGTTTGGTGGTGTTATGAACGCTAATAATAATCAAACTATTAGAATTAGAGTAAGGGCTGGAGGGA